AAGGGTCTTGGTGATACACCTAGATATGACAAACTTATTGTGACGAGGCCCGTGCAACCCCTGGGGAAGGATATTGGATTCCTTCCAGGAACACTAGAAGAGAAGATGGAACCATGGATTGCCCCAATTCGAGATAATATCAATTTTCTGATGGGGTCCAAGAAACCTACTCGCAGAAAGAACGGAGGAGAGGAGGAGACAAAGGGTCACTATCTTAATCTTCTGCAAGAGCGTGGATTGATTGAGATTGAGGCAATCACTTTTATTCGCGGAAGATCTATTCCAAATGCCTTCATTATTATTGATGAGGCTCAGAATCTGTCAATGCATGAGCTGAAGACAATTGTGACACGAGTTGGCGACAACACGAAAATTGTCTTGACAGGAGACGTTGAGCAGATCGACAATGTTCATGTTGATGT